TGAACCGAAACGGAGGGGTATCAAGCGTATAAACTAATAGAAAGCAAATTGTATCTATGTTTCAAAAGAATATAGGTACATTTGCATTGTTAATTAATTGTTTAACTAAAAACTAAGAAAATATGTTGTATTGTGATTGTCCGCTTGGTGCGGCTTTGCCGGATATTCCGGCTGTAATATGTCCGGAGAACTTCGGTCAAATTCAGAAAGTAGTGTTTCAACGTCTTATGGGAAAAACGGCTGAGAACTCAATAACTATTGCAACCGCAAAAACGTTGGGTACTTGGACTGCTTTACTCGCTGCAAAAGACGCTACTAAAATGGTAGTTTCACCGTACATTGCTGAGCCGACTGTTGAAGCGGGAGAGGCTTTGACGTACGGAGGTGGGAACGCAACACCAGGTGGAGTGGTTGAAATTTTGGGGTCTAATAGTACTCCGTTTACTGGTAAGTTCTTGAAAACTCCACAGGCAGTTATCAAGGTTTTGAAGCAATTTATGTGCGAAGTTACCGGAGGACTGGGAGTGTATTTGATTAACGGTAACGGTCAAATTGCAGCTATCAAAGACGGTGAGAACTACAAACCAATTCCCGTTGAATCGCTGTTTGTAGGTGATCGCACTATCGGAGGTTTGGAAGCACCGGACACTAATGTGATTTCATGGAGTTTCAAGCCTAATTGGTCGGATAACTTGGAAATTTTCAAACCGGACTTTAACCCTCTGACACAGTTAATACCGGCTTCGCCAGCAGCCTAATGAATGCTAAAAAAACAATGGTTTCCCTCACTTGTAAAGAGTTGGGGGAAACTCGTTTATTTGAAGTTGAACATGCCGAACGTCTTTTATCAATGTTTCCCAAAGGAGGGTGGGAAATGACAGAGGGCGAAGGCTATTATTTAAAAGAGGATGGGAAAATCAGTCGAAGAAATACGGGAGATATTCAGAAAACCGATCAATCGGAAGTGGATACAGAAAGCGAGGGAACAGGAGGAACGAATAGCATTCCACGCAAGGGTAAAGGTTGACGATGTACGCACAAAACCTGCTTTAGATTTCCTTAACCGGGTAAAGATGTGGATCGCACCGGACAAATACGAGATATTTAACTCTATGTTCCACTTTCCAGTAAAGACAAACGAGGTTACGAGCGAAATATTCGATAAATTGAGTCGAGTGTTTGACGGTCGGAATCCTGCATTTAACTATCAGTTCACAGACTCCGAAGATCGTGACGATTGGGAGTATTATAGGCAGGAAGTACTGAAAGAACCACATGTTTGGGCTACTGATGGTTGGGATAATTTCAAGGATAGAATTAACTCCGTTCTTGTGATTGATTTGCCGGAGGTGCAGCAGGGTGATAAGCCAGAACCTTACTTTTATTTCATTGATATTGCCTCAGTAGTTAGCTACGAAACTACCAAAGAGGATAACAATGTCATGGCGTGGATAATGTTCAAGACGAATGATGAAAAGCTGATTCAGATTGATGATGTTTTTTACAGACGTTTTAAAATCGAGAAGAACAATTCACTCACGTTGGAGGTTGAAAGTACGCACGATTTAGGTTATTGTCCGTCAAGGTTCTTTTGGTCTGACTCTATATCATTGCAAGAACCGGATATAAAAAAAAGCCCGATTACCAAAGTGCTTGATTCGCTTGATTGGTATCTGTATCAATCAACGGCAAAGAAACATCTTGATTTGTACGGTGCTTATCCGATCTATACAGGTTATGAGCAGGAATGCGAATATATTGCAAACGGAGGTAAGGAGAGATGTAACGGCAAAGGATTCTTATTAGGCGAAACAGGGGAGTATATTGCAGATATGGACGGTCAACCCATGAAGTGCCCTATCTGTTCCTCAAAGCGGTTAAGCGGTGCAGGTTCGTATGTAGAAATACCAATACCAAGTGAGCTACAACCGGACTTATCAGACCCGATAAAAATTATTTCTGCTGATGTATCCGCTTTGCAGTACAATGTATCTGAGGAAGAACGTTTAAAGAAGAACATTATCACCTCTGTGACAGGTATAGGGGGTGAGGTTCAGAAAGAAACAGCAGTTAACGAGAAACAGGTGCAGGCTTCATTTGAGAGTCAAACGACAATTCTAAACCGGATTAAACGAGGCTTTGAGGAAGCACAGTGCTTTGTAGACGCAACTGTTTGCCGACTGAGATACGGGAATACTTTCGTTTCGTGTTCAATTAACTACGGGACTGAGTTCTATATCTACACACCGGAACAACTCGCTGAGAGGTACAAAGTGCTAAAGGAATCTGGTGCGAGCGAAAGCGAATTAGACGCTATGCGTACACAGATAATCGAAACCGAATACAGGCATGACCCAACGCAAATGCAAAGGTTATTAATCTTGAAAGAGATTGAACCTTATTCTCACTTAACGAGGGAGGAAGCAATTAATTTGTATAAAGAAAACGTTATAAGTGAAGAAGATTTGCGGATAAAACTAAACTTGCCTACATTTGTGCGTAGATTTGAAAGAGAGAATATGAATATTATTGAGTTTGGCTCTAATATTGATTACTCTAATAAGATAAACAAAATTTTAGAAACATTAAAACGTTATGCAAATGAACAGACCACTTTACCCGGAACACCCGCTTGATAAGGTGACAGCAGACAATTATCTGTGTCCGGAGAATGAAAAAGGTCACTATCACGTGATTCAAGAAAGGTTACAGTTTGACCCGAATACTGGCGCAAGGGTATTCTCGCCAGTCTTGCAGAAATACAGACCTTTAACTTTTGAAATGACGGTTTACCCGTATTTGAGTCGTGGAGGTTACAACATCAGAATCGTTCACGATCCTCGAAAGTATGCAAAAGACATGCAGGAGTATGCCGAGCAGGTTAAAAAGGCAAAGCAAGAAAAGGCTTTAGAGGAACTGAGAGAGCAGATCAGACAGGAAGAAAGAAAGAAGGTTCTTGCTGAGTTGAAAAAGGAAGAAAAGAAAGGAGGTAAGTAATGTTAACGGTAGATATTCTAAGACAAAATAAAGCCCTATCGGAGCTAACAGATGAACAGTTAAATGCTATTGCTACTCTTTCTCAGAATGACGAAACACAGGTTATTCAGACGAAAGTTAAGGAGGTACGAGCAAAAGCGACTTTATCTCTGAGTCAAGCATTCGGCATTGACGATGTTACAGACCTTACATTTGAAAAGGCTGTCGAGTTTGGTAAGAACAAACTTTCTTCCGTTGATTCTGCTAAGTTTGAAAAGACTATTGCAGACCTTAAAACAGAACTTGAGGCCGAAAAAGCAAAGAAGGTAGGTGATAAGGATAACGAGAGAATAGCCGCTTTGCAGGCTGAGTTAAACGATACTAAGACGAAGTATTCGGAACTAACAAATCAGCTTACAGAGAAAGAAAAAGAGTTCTCAAACAAGCTATCCGATTATAAGATCACTTCCCATATTACACAGGCTTTAGGCAGCATGAAGTTTGGAAAGGGAGTTAATGACGCTATGTTGAATATTATCAAACAGCAAGCAGTTAACGATCTGAAAACTGAGTTTACTCCTACAATTGTCGAGAAAGACGGTAAGGAAAGCGTTATCTTTATGAAAGACGGTGTACCTTACAACAATCCTGCAAATGGTCTAAATCCTTATTCAGTTTCAGAGCTTTTAACAGAGAAATTAAAGCCGTTCGGTGTCCTCGATGAAGGTAGAACCGTGGGAGGTGCAGGAGGCAAAGGAGGCGGAAAAGGAACGCCAACCGCAATTGATCTGACAGGCTGTAAAACTAAGGTAGAGGCGCAGGAGGTTGCGCATAAATACCTTGCCGGAAAAGGGCTAACAGTGGGGTCGGAAGAGTATCAAACAGAACTTAACACCATTTGGCAAGAGAATGATATTCAAAACCTGCCGTTACAGTAAAAACAAAGGGGATACCCATATTTATAAACTTTAAAAACAGATTATTATGAGCTTAATTGCTACACGTACACAGGAAATGCGGTTGAGAAATCCGCAGGTAGACAGAAACATGAGCCGCCTCACCGAATGGGGTGCGCTTGACTTTTTCCTTTCTCAGACGAATGCTCCGGATTCGATGTTGACGGATGAAACTAAAAGACGTGCTTTCTCGTCTATGGGTACAGACATTAAAATTCCGGTGATTGATTATGACGGTACTGTCACAGTTGCAAACGAACGCACATGCGTCATTGCGGACGCTGAGAACACCTCTAAACTGATGGCTGTTGTATGGAAAACATACGCTTTCGGTTTTACGATGGTTCCGACTATGTTTAACAACAACGAAATCGACTATCAGAAAGATTTTGAAAAGAAAATGCTTAAGTTTTCTCGTAAATTCTTAGACCAAGTCGACAAGGACGCTATCGCAGCATTGGAAGCGGCTAAAACGCAGAAATTCGGTAATTTGCTTTACTACACGCAGACAGCGAATGACGTACAGGTTAACTACATGCAGCGCAACGACATCCTCGGAGATTTGCACCCGATGTTCCGTTCTATGGACTATTCCGGTCAACTTCATATCGTAGGTGATACAGGTGTAGACGCTATTGTTCGGAAGTTGGAACAACACGGAATCTACAACGATGTTAACAAGCAACTGGAATATGCAAATAAGATTTTCCACTTTACAAATAACATGGTTTTGGAAAGTGAAAACTTCGCTCAATTCTACGCAATTGAAAGTGGTAATGTTGGTATGTTGACCCGTGTTGACCGTGAGGCCCTCAGACGAGCAACCTCTAAAGCAGGTCACGAATGGGACGTTATCAACTTCCCGTTTGCAGGTTTCCAAGTTGGTACACATTACTACGAGTCGGTAGGTGACCAGTCCGCTATCGCAGGTGCTGCAACTGCTGATATGAAATGTAATATCAAAGAGCACTACGGTTTCTCCGTTGATATTGCTTTCGTCGTAGCTTACAACTCTGCACCGGACACTGTTTCTAACCCGATTATGAAGGTTGAAATTAAGAAGGACGGTTCACAGTTTGGCGGTACACCTGTTTACATCACGAATGCCGAACAGATCGGAGGCGGGTCTGCTGCCAGTGAAATGTCTGTTAACATTGCTAAAATTGGAGGAAGTCCAGTTGCAGAATCAGCTTTAAAGGTAGATTTGGACAAGGTTAAGGGTGCGGCAGTTTCATCTACTGGTGGTGTAGTTGATGTAAAGGTTAACTCTCAAGCATCAAATCTTAATGTAGAGGTTAAAAACGCAGATAGCGCACCAGTTCCAACGAAAACAGTTGGGGGATAGTAGTTATATGGTAAATTAAAGTTTAATTAAAAGGGAGGGGAAGAAAAATCCCTTCCCTTTTTTAATTTGAAGCAACATGTATAGAATAAAAGACATAAAAGATAGCTTAAAAAACGTAGTAGGTTGGAGGCAGTCATACGATTTAGACAATCAGATAGACACCGAACTAACAACGTCCGAAAGCGGTATTTCCTATCAAGACGTTCACCCTCTTGTGACGCTTGAAAACATATCATCTATAATGCCGTTAGACTACTATAAGAAGTATCCGGAATACAGCGATACAGAGACTTATGCGGTCGGTGACAAGGTGAGGTTTAACAGTGATCCTCTATTGTCAAAACCTTCGGTGTGGATAGCCACAAACGGAACAACCGGAGAGCAGCCCTCAGAGGGAGGTCGAAACTGGGAGAGATATAACCCTTTGTCCGATTACCTCAGAGAGCTAAACGAAAAAGCAATAACGGCTACTATCACTAAATTTATCACGGAAAAGACGATAGCCGGGGAAACAAAGACGCTGTTAGAGCGTAGGCCACTGTTTGACGGTTCGGGCTACTACACTAACCAGATTGACCCTACAAAGAGCATGGTAGGATATGAAATATTGCCAGTTAGGGCGATGGGAGTGACTACGAAGATCGACAGAATCGGTTTGCAGTTTACGAAGCCAGTAAAAGTTAAGATGTACCTTTTCCATAGTTCACAGCCTCAGCCTATACACACATTTGACTTGAATTATACCGGGAATGGGTCGTATCAGTGGTTTGATACACCGGACGTATTTTTGCCGTATCTCTCTGAGGCGACATCACCGGGCGGTACATGGTATCTGTGTTACGATCAAGAACAACTACCGTATGATGTATTTGCAATCAACATGGCAAAAGACTTTAGCGCAGAGCCATGCGGAACTTGCAACGTTGGCAGCGTACAGGCATGGAGAGAGTTAACAAAGTACATTCAAATATCACCGTTCCGGAATGACTCAAAGAACGGCGAAGAACTGTTTGACATTCAATCAAGCGTCTATACACCTGCAACATGTTACGGAATGAATGTGCAGTTTACGGTAGCTTGTGACATAACGGACTTCATCATAAGCGAAAGACTTGTATTTGCGAACGCTATTTCACTGCAAATGGCTGCTTATATCCTTCGTGAACTTGCTTTAAATCCGAACGTCCGACAGAATGCTAATCAGTTGAACATTGATAGAGAATCGATCTTATACGAGGTTGACGGTGTGTCGCAGGGTCGTGCGCAGGGTATCGGACATCAGTTGAACCAAGCAATGAAAGCGTTAAGCGTAGATACTAAGGGAATGGATCGCATTTGCTTGACCTGTCGAAACGGTGGCATCAGATTTAAAACGACATGATAACAACCTTATTAGACAGAGTTAAGAAAGTGAAAGAGGCTTTAGACTCCGGACGGATAGCGAAAGAGATTGTACGGGATAACGATAACATTCTTATCGACATGAACGCACAAGATCAGCTATTCGCCAAAGGAGTAAACAGGTTGGGAGTCCGGATAGACGAATATAGACCGTACAGCCCTTTCACTATCAAGGTTAAGATAGAGAAGCGGCAACCGTATGACCGGGTGACGTTGAAGGATACAGGGGAGTTTTACAACTCTTTCTTTGTTGAAACGGCTGAGGACAGATTCTACATTAAAGCCTCAGACGAAAAGACGGACTGGTTAATCAAAAAGTACGGTGCTGAGATATTTGGATTAACTAATGAATCGCTTGCCGAATTTATTAACGATTATGTGAAAGATGAAGCGGCAAAAAAAGTAAAGGAGATACTAAATGGAAAATAGAGCTATTTTAAAGCCGAATGCGGTACTTTTCGATGAAGTGATAGGAAATGTTCAAGTCAGCCTAACAAAATCGCTACAATGGCTAAATTATGCGTTTGGAGGCGCATATAAGTTGGTGGAGCGAACGGAGAAAGGAAAGTTCATCACTCCGTCCGTTTATTACAAGGATAAAGACTATTTGAGGTTAGAGCCGAATGACAAATACGGTAACACCTGCTTTTTCTACATTCACGAATCTCAAGATTACGAGGATAACGGAGCGTTCGGTTTCGGTGATCTGAAAGGTGAGGTGAGTATTATATTTTGGTTCGACACCCGGACAATTCCCGGTGCAGAGGGGTATAATGTTGAGTTCGTCAAACAACGCATATTACGAGCGTTAACGCATGAACTTGAATTGCCATACGGAGGTTTGAACGTTAAGCGGATATTTAATGACGCAAAGAATGTGTATGACGGCTTTAGTATTGAGAAAACCGACAATCAATTCTACGTTTATCCTTATGCCTGCCTACGTTTTGTATGTGACATGGTAGCACCGGAGGCGTGTTATCCATAATACGATAAGGGGAATATACATATATGTATATATCCCCTTTTGTGTTAAATAAGTGTTAAAGATTAAAGTTTTGCTTTGTGTTTTAAAAGTTATGCTTATATTTGCAGTGTCAAAAGGAAATAAAGTAGTAACAATTAAACAACAATATTATGACAAAAGAATTATTCATTCAGAGAACAGTTGAAAAATTTATTATGATTGAATTTGTCAATGGTAACATGGATACTAAAGAGCAGGTAGATAGCATGATAGAATTAGTTCAAGGAAAATTAGACTTTTCATATAACGAAGCATGTGACTTTATAAGGAAAGCTATCGGTATAAACGCTTAAATTATAATATTAACAAGTGGGGGTAATACCCCACATTTAAAAGAAGCAATTAAACAACAAGGACATGAAAAGATATTTTGTAAACGGTAAAGAGATTAGCGAACAAGAAGCAAAAGAAATTGAAGCTAACAATAAAAAGTATATGGAAAGCAACGATTTTAATCTTTGGGCTAAATGTCAATTTATAACAGTGATAGGAAAATAGTAGTAACAGGGTGGTAGCAATACCCCGAAATATCAATATAATTATTAACTATTAAAATTAACAGAAATGGAAAAGAAGGAAATTAACACAGGAATGTACGGAACAACATTTTCGAGCGGTGTATTTGTAGGGAAATTATCCACACCGACAAAGATGTCTTTAACTGATCAAACAAAAGTAGCCCTTTTGGAGTATCTAACAGAAAGTGATGAGTTTCACAAACTGGTATGCGATATAACCGGAGTTGAAAGAAAACAAGTGAAGGTATCTCCGGAACTCGAAAAGCTGAAAGAGGACTATTCGCATATGTGCGAAAGTTACGAGCATGAAAAACAGCAAAGAAATGATTTGCTTCGCAAATGGAGGGAGGAAACAGCACAGAGATTGGACGCTGAGAGAGAAAGAGATAGTGCGCAAAGACATCATAAGTTTGTAATGAATGAACTTTCCTCAATGCTGAAAGAAGTTGAATGTAGCTCTGTGAGGGGTATTGTAGATGAATTGAAGGCTGAGAGAGCAAACGGAAAATTGTTGGCGGAGGAAAACGAGCAGTGTAGAGGGGAGTATGACAGATTAAAGCTAAGCTATGATAAGGTATGCGAGGAAAAGAAAAATCTATTAAGCAATTACAATTATCTGAACGAAAAGAACAAAAGCAAAGACAAGGAATACGAGGTTTTGCAAGCGTTGTACTCAGATGTCTTACTGACAAATACCAAGCTAACAAAGGAAAAAGAAAAAGCGGAAAGGGCAAAGTCTGAAACCGAAAAGATGTACAAGACGGACTTTGAGTATATTAATAAGTGCAATCAGAATCAAGCAAAAACCATAACTAAGCAAATGAACGAACTTTTAGAGGTAAGAACGGAACTTGTAGAGCAAAAAGAGTTGGTTAAAAAGCATATGGCTAAATCTGAGAAACTGCAAGCTAAGTTAGATAAAGCCTCAAAACGTTACGGTGAGTTGATTAAGACAATCAGTGATAGAGCCATCAAATCAATTTAATATAAATAGTCCGGTGTAAAAGCCGGACTTAAAAAGGAGGTTAAAAATGCGTAGATTATCTATATCAGACAAAGGTTTGTTTGTTCCGGAAGAAGGAGAAATATTTTTTGCGGAAGTACCAAATAAGGGGATAGACCGGAGAGTGAAAGCATTAGTGTCAAAAGACGATGATCCATGTACGAGATGTGTCTTTCACCGTGCGGAACTCGGTGCATTGTGTTGGAAGGCGCTGTGTCTTAAAGAAGATGTACAATATACATTTAGGAGGGTGCACGATGGGGAAATTTAAAAGCGTAGAACTATATGACACATTCATAATAGATCACCCCGTAACAGGGGAAACGATCAGAGTGCAAGCGATGGAAGGCAACAATGTAATATCATGCAGAGAATGCCTATTTAGACAAAAGGAGTTTAAAAAACAATGCCAGATTATGCGATGCGTCGACATGGCTACGGGAAAGTGTCAAACCTATAAACAAGTAAAGTTATGAAAAGATTAGATTTATCATGTCTACCGTTAAATTTAGAGGTAGGCGAAAAGTTTGAGTTGATAGATAACGACGGCAAGTACCATTTATTGCAGTGCGTCAAAGCGAAATGCAAAAATTTATGTGCCGGGTGCTTTTTTGCCAAAATAAAAATACCGTTTAACTGTGATCAAGTTAAATGTTCTGTATTGGAAAGAAAGGACGATGTAATATACGTAGAACTTCCAGTAAAGAACGAGTTCGAGGAATTAACTTAAACAAATGGTTACTTTTGGTAAGTATAGTACTTACTTTTAGTAACTATTAAAGCGAAAGTTTGAAAATTAAAGTTTTAATATAATAGTGTTGACTTATGAAAGAAGAAGTTATTTTAAGGCTCTCAGAGCTACGTTCTCAAATTAATGACACAATTATGCGTGTCGAGAAAGAAAGTTCCGCAAATGGCAAGGAAATGGTGTCTATGCTGATGTCTTGTGACTTTGTTGATGTGTACGACTTGTTGGAAGAGGAAACGAGAGCATTTTTGGAGTATATGGAAAGTTGTGGTTTCATCAGAACGGAAATGCAAAACATTAATGTTAATGGCAACCGTTCTTATGTTCAGTGTGAAAGGGTGTCTATTCATGAATGGGTGAAGTTTGTGCAGGATAAGGGGTGTTTATGTCACCCCGCATTGATTGCTTTGTATAAGAACTACGCCGAAAACTGCTAATTATGAACAAGTAAGGAATAGGAGATTAACGCCTCCTTTTCTTGTTTATATACATTTGCTTTTTATCCCGCCTCGGAGAGATTTGAACTAACATTTTAATTATCAATCTGTTTTGTTTTCCGCTATTTATTCATACATTTGTACAAAACTAATATGTTATAATATGGAAAAGGTAAATTTACTATTAAATTGTGCGCTTCTTGTGGCGTTTATGGCGGCTTTTGTCGTTGGTTTATTGCGAAAGTGGGGAGTGATCGAAAGATTGCAGGTATTCGGAGACATATGGGTGAAAAAGATATTCCCTGCATATAATCGTAGCTTCATGTACCAGTTAGCGGGATGCAACTTTTGTCTGTCATTTTGGGCTTCGTTCGTTATGTCGATGGTATTCGCTATTTTATTCGGTGATCCGTTGTTTCTCGCCACACCGTTATTTGCTGCACCTGTTTGTAGAATCTTAATCTAATAGTTATGGAAATTAGAAAGTATGTAAGTGTGTTGTTTCCGTTTTATATTGTTGAGGCTGTACAGTTTAACGGTGATATGTACGAACTTGCCGTTTTGATTCCGGACGTTGAGTTATTGTCGGGCACAGATGGAATAGCAACTATCCGAATCAGCGATTGCACGATGAAGGTGTATGCAGGTGATTACATTGTCATGGGTGAGAAAGTAACGTTTGCGGTCGATTCTGAAACGTTCTCAATGCTATACGAGAAAGGAGGCGAAGAATGAAAGTAGGGCGGCATGAAGTCGAGTTGTACGAGGGCATCGACTCACTACCTATTGCAAGGTATCAAAAGTTCAACCGTTTGATGTTGGTTGATTCCGGTGTAGGCTCTACTATTGAGGAATTGGATACCCATCTAAGACGGGCTGTCCTGTATTGCAAGACTAACCCCGATCACACGTACACCGAACTGCTAAACCTCAGACAGTCGTTTAACATGGCTATGAATGGCATTCACCCTGGAATGATTTCGTTTGGTGCGTTCGTCAAATCATTAGACGGGAAAGAGTATCCCGTTCACATAACAGACGAGCAACTGAAAGAAATACATGACACCCTATCAGATGTAACCGTTTCGGAGCTATCAGAGGCAAGCGAGACGGTCAAAAAAAAAATAGAGGGTGAGATGTCGGTGTACTTCCCTTTATTGAGTGATAGCCCTCAGATAAAGGAGTACTACGATCTAAAGTTGCAACTACTCAATGCAATGTTAGATCAAACAGCGAACGGGACGGATAGAGGCGAGGAAATTCAGTCATTGACCGATCAATTAACGGTATACTATCCGCCTCGCTGCTTTCAAGGCGAGAAATCGGTAGAGATACAGTCAGATAAGGAGTTTGCGGAGATGTGTTTACTTATCACGAAGGAGATGCACATCAATGCAAAGGATATGACGGTATTTGACTTCTACTCAGCATTCGAGATGATTAAAAGACAAAGTAAAAAAGCTAAAAAGTAAATTATATGGCAAACGATGTTAAAGGAATAAAATATAGCGATCTGATACAGCCGGACAACAGCATATCGGAGGCGGTCAAGCAGTTGGAGCAACTGCAAAAGCTATATGAAACGATGTTAAAGCGTATCGAAGAAGGTGCGAAAGGTATGCAAAAGCCTCTAAGCGAGGGAGGCGGTGCGACTGAGGAAGGACGTAGGAAGATTGACGCATACGAAAAGCAGGTGCGTTCACTGGCACGTGCCGAAGTTGATTTAAAATTGGCTATGACAGATACCGCAAAGGAGATAGCCGTATTAAAGCAGCAACAGACAGACCAAACACGCCTCAATAAGTTAGTTGCTAAGTTGAATAACTCAATGGCAGGCAGCTACAATGCGTTATCAGCGCAATACGAGCTAAACAAGATTAAGATGAACAATCTTAGTCAAGCGTATTTGGAGAATACAGAAGCCGGAAAGAGGCTGGTTAAGCAAACGGCTGAGATATACGCAGCGATGGATAAGTATCAAAAGAGTACCGGAAAGCACACGCTAAGCGTAGGTAACTATAAACAGGCATTCGATGGTTTGGGCTTCTCCGTGTCACAGGTTGCACGAGAGTTGCCCTCACTGGCGATCAGCGCAAATACCTTCTTCCTCGCTATCTCTAATAACATTCCGATGGTTATAGACGAGATACAGAAACTGAGGGCAGCAAATGAAGCAGCAGCAAAAGCGGGCGAGGCGCAAGTAAGCATAACCGGAAAGCTAATCAAGTCGATGTTCTCGTTTAATACAGTTATGGTACTTGTGCTTACTGCATTCTCTCTGTGGGGTAAAGATATAGCCAACTGGATAGGCAGCCTATTCACAGGAAATAAGCGAGTAGAGAATCTAACGGGTAGCCTTAAGCATATGGCTGATGCCATGCAAAGCGCACGTTTGGAAACGGCAAAAGAAACTGTCAAACTGAACGTCCTGTATAAGACGGCAACGGATAATGCCCAATCTACAACCGAACGAACGAAAGCGGTTAAGGCATTGAAGAAAGAGTACCCCGAATATTTCAAGAACCTAAGCGATGAAGAAATAAAGTTAGGCAAAGCGTCTAAAGCGTATAAGGAGGCTACGAAGGCTATTACTGAAAATGCCAAAGCACGTGCAGCACTGGATAAAATTACAGAACTGCAAAAAGAGTTTATAGATATAGATCAAAAGAGAATCGGTCTATTGACAAAGCAGGTGCAGGCGCAGGGAGAACTTGCAAAAGCAGAGCAATACACCGCAAAGGTATCGTCTACTATAACCGCAACGTCTACACAGGCAGCGAGTCAGTATTATGCAGCAACGGCAAGCAATGTTAATAAACTTAAAGACGATATTAAGGAGTACGGAGATGAAGCGGAGAAACTTGCTAAGAGGCAGACGGTTTTAACAAAGTCAATGGAGAATCTCACTAAGTTCGTTAACGTTGATTCGGTGACCGGAAAGGATACTACTAAGGACAGCAAGAAGAAAGAGTTCGATCTACTGAAAGCATACGAAGAAAGTCGTGTTGCTCTTATCACAGACGCACGCAAGAAAGAAGAAGCGGAGATAAGAGAGGCAGCGAGGGCGGAACTTTCTAAACTGCAAAAGGATACAACGGAAAAGCAAAGAGCGACGCAGCAGTATGCGGATACCGTTTATAACATAGAGGCAAAACTACGTAGGGACTTGGAAAAGTTGCGTGAAAGATGGGAGTTGGAAGATTTGCAGAAAGCGCATGACTTTATGAACGAGCGTCTAAGGGCTGTGCGTGCCGGAACTGGTGAAGAACTATTGCTTCAAACGTACCTTCTTGAAAACGAGCGCAAACAGGACGAACTGAGAATTAAGCAGTCGACGGACACCGAGGCGGTAAAGAACGAACGTCTTTTGATATTGCAGCGTGCATATCAATTAGCCTCTACTAAGCTACGAGAGGACTTCACAAAAGAGCAAAACGAGCGTATAATATCCCGTTCTGTGTTCCGCTTGCAGCAGGAACAACAAGCGAGCGAAGCCGAATTTAATGTTGTGCAGCGATCAGCAAAAGAGCAGGAAGTATATCGGTTGAAGGCGGAGCGTCAAAAATGGGAGCAAATATTAGAGCTAACACGCCTGTACGGTTCTCAGATTACAGGATACGAGATTAAGACGGTTGAGAACACTATCGCAGGTATAGATAACACTATCAAGCAAAAAGCGTCCGGTTGGGACTCTGAACAGGGTGTTTTCGGTAATCTGTTTGATCTGATGTTCGGAGGTGCGTTCGGTGAAAAGGGCGGAAAGTCCGGCAAAGAGCGTGCAGAGGAATTTAAACAGTCTATTGCAGACGCTTCGGAGTACGCAATAGAGAATCTTAAGAGCGTGGCACAAGCGAGAGTAGAGGCTGCTGAGAAAGCTGTACAGGCTGCTGAAAAGGAGGTGTCAGCCCGACAAAAGGTACTGGACGCTGAAATACAAGCGAGGGCAAACGGATACGCCAACAACGTAGCAACCGCACAAAAGGAACTGGACTTCGCCCGCAAGCAGCAAGAAAAAGCACTGAGAGATAAGAAGAAGGCTCAGAAGGCACAGGAACGGATAGATACACTGATGCAGGCAAGTTCTTTGGTTACTGCAACTGCTAATTTGTGGAAAGACTTGGGATTAGCAGCTATTCCGGTAATCGCATTGATGTGGGGGTCGTTTGCATTCGCTAAGATTAAAGCCTCTCAGTTATCTAAAGCCTCAGACCAAACAGAGGAATACGGTAACGGTACGGTCGAAATGATTGACTACGGAGGTTCACATGCTTCGGGCAACGATGTTGATTTAGGTACAACAAAGGACGGCAAGCGCAGACGGGTAGAAAAGGGTGAATATTTTGCAGTAATTAACAAACGTTCTTCCCAACGTTATAGACGGTTAGTGCCGGACTTGATTAATTCACTGAATAAAGGTACTTTTGAACAGAAATATTTGAATGCCTATTCCGGAGCAGATGAAGTTACGAATATCATGCAGGGTGGAAATGTAGATTTGTCTACTGTCGAACGTGATTTGAAGTCTATCAAGGAGAGTGCCGGACACAAGTTTATAACTGGTGCGGATGGTACTATAATTGAGGTGAAAGGTAATGTTAAACGTATAATCAAAACGAAATGAATGTAAAGGATTTGAGGTTTAAAATTGGGGGTGTAATTGTGCACCCCCTTTACACTGAGCTAAAGAAGAAGTTCGGCAAAGAGAACGAACAGGAATTTTTCAGAGAAACAATCGAAGGAAGTCTGACATTCATAGGAGCAGACTATCTTTTAGTGAAGAATAAGAGTATTGAGGATGTTATCTATATGACTATCGAACAGAAAGACAAAGGACAGCCGGAAGCGCAATACACTGTCATATATGAAGCGTATTTCAGTAAGACAGATTGCGAGATAGATAACGACAATCGTAGTTGCAAGGTGAAACTATCACCTAAAGACGCTTATTCCGGCATAATGAAGAACATTAAGAATAAGTATGACTTAATCAGACTTGCACCTGCCTTGACTCAGATAGGCGTGTATAAGCGTCCGCTTGTTCAGGTGTACATTGCAGGTGCAGGAACAATATCTAACTATCTTGCAGGAACTCAGTATGAAACTGATGTGTATAACGTGGTTACGGATAGTAACGAGCTGACTAATAAGCATCACTTCGCTTTCTTTGCTGCATATAACGAGGTAGAAGTTAAGGCAGTCCCACATCAATCTTTTAACGGTAAGTACTACGGAAAGAACGGTATATACACTAAGTTGGATGGGAACTACTCAATTAAATGGAGTTATAGCGAGGGTCTTAATATCGGTTATCTATCACTTGAAAATAGGGACGGTGTAATACTGTACAGATCGCAAAAGATAACATGGAAGGATAAGAACTATTTCTACATAGACGTCTCTGATATTACGTTTGAAAGGGTAGTAGAAGAACCTACATTTCCTCAGTCATTCGGGGGGAATACCGTATTGCTTCAAAAGGTATTTCAGCGTTTGCTGCTTGACCTTCCGGAACTGGACGGAAAACCTACCGGAAGATTATCGTCCGAAGATGTTTACCCGACAAATAGTAATTACCTGTATGCCGCACCGCTTGTGGGAAACTATTTCTATACGTCTACAAAGGTGCAGGAAGTCCCAACGGAATATGGCGTAAACGATGAAGGCAAATACTTTGTAGATAACTTTCTCCCTGCCGTTGTTGGAGCGGGTAAACTGTATCCGGTGTGCCGTTCAAGATGGGGTAATATGTCTATATGGTTCGAGTACGATCTATCCTATAACGCCCTTGAACAACGTGCGAGAAAAAAGTATGTGTTAAGACACTCTTTTTCGATAAGTGACGCAATAAAGACGCTACTCACACAGGTAGACCCAACGCTGCACCACGAAGCCACGGAGGAATATTCACGCTTCTTATACGGTACGTCTAATCCGTTGACTGGCGCGCCTTATAGAGTGTTTATCACTCCAAAGAGTAACATTCTAAAGGGTGAATACGATCAGCCCGCCAAGAAGGCAGAAACGACACTCAGCGACATATTTAAGATGTTGCGTGATACCATGAAGCTATATTGGTTTATTGACGGTGACAAACTGAGGATTGAGCACATATCGTACTTCATGTCGGGAGGCTCTTATACCGGAACTGGGACGGTCGGCATTGACTTGACAAAGCTAAGGTACGCAAAGAGTGGGCAACTATTCACGTTTAAGACCAACACGCTTAAATATGATAAAACAGACCTTCCATCACGTTTTGAATTTGCTTGGATGGACGATACTACTAATACCTTTGCCGGATTCCCGATTGATGTTAAATCAAACTACGTACAGGAAGGCAAGAAAGAGGATATTCGAGTAGCTAACTTTTCCTCTGATGTGGACTACATGCTGCTATCACCGGGTGACTTTTCCTCAGATGGTTTTGCGTTGTTGGGAGCTATTCAAAAGTCCGGAAGTTGGGAACTACCGTTTGTTACTATACCGTTGGTCGATAAGTCCGGCAATAACTACACAGTCACCCCGCAAAACGGCTACATGTCATTCCTCCACCTCGTAAAGTACTACATGTACGATATGCCAGCAGCTAACATATCACACGAAGGAGATAAGACGGTTACCGTCCAACGGCTGAGGCGAAGCATGACACAGGATTTATCTTTCACCTACGACACAACGCCCGATCCTGTTAAGCTAATGACTACCGATGTCGGAAACGGGAAGCCTCTAACCATGACTGAGGACTTGACTACCCGTGAAATAACCGTTTCACTCACATATACCCCCTCTTAATAGGGGGTATTTTTGTATATTTGCCCAATAATCAAATTTTTATAAACATGAATACATTCAACAACTTTAGTCCATTAGCTTTCAGAGAGAAAAGCATGAAGGCTACGTATAAAAAATGGTACGCTTATGGTAAAGAGTTCGCTTTGCCGTTTAGTACAACCGAATTACCACCGTTTCAGTTTACAGTTGCCAATCTGCCATCATTTGACCCTACTACGGTAGAGGTATCCCTCGTGGATGAAGCAACCGGAACGAGAGTCGCAACTGGTATCAAAATAAAGGTTGACTCTATGGATGGGTATGGCTCTGTTTTGTATGTGTCACCCGGAAGCAATGTATATGCTAAATCAATAGAACCGGGTGTATATCGTGCTGAGTTCACTATACCAGGAGGCGAAACATACGTATCCACGCCTATTTGCGTAACGGAAGGAATAGAAACTAATACCAACTTCGTTAAATTGGAATACTGGAATGACGAAAAGTTGGCTTATCCTAATGGCTTCGTTACAACTGGTACGGATAATGATTTCAAGTTTCAGATGTACATTCCGACTACCTTCTTTAAACCGAAATACGAGTTCGAGGAAGAAATAACAAAGAGAGCAGGCTATAAGTTTCTCGAATTGCAGACTTGCAACAAGGTGTTCGGATTCAACTTCCTCGCACCGGAATATATTTGCGACGCGCTTCGTTTAGTGCGTCTGTCTGACTATATCCGTTTCGCGCATGACGGCGAGTATTACAACGCTCTGAACTTCGAGTACAATCCCGATTGGCAGGACAACGGATATCTGGCCGCCATTGAATGCCAGTTTGAGACAGATACGATCATTCAGAAACTCCCTTCTTTCAACCGGAGAGATAGAGAGTCTTTTTATAATGCCCTACTCGCTGACATAGACACTCCTATTATGTTTAGTCCGGACGTAGTAGGGCTGTATTACCGTGAATATAAACAGGGAGAACCGACAATCAAAGGTAAACTTATCCGTGAACTTTCTCCGATTGATCTGATAGACGAAAACACTACTATTGCCGTGGATATGGGTGCGGGTGAGGCACGCAAATTCAACCTTTACCGCATGTTAGAGGGCTACATCTCGAAGAATCACGAAGATGTAACGGAGTTTCTTTTATCCCTTCGTGGAGGCGTGAATATTGGTACACCGAATACAAGCGGTGAGTATCCTGCAAGCGTAGACAGGGACGGTAACGCTAAGTTAAAGGGCATACAGGCAGAAGAAGCTACGTTTAAAACTTTGGATACCGGTTTCTTAACTGTTAACAAGACTGCCGCAACAATTGACGGAATGGGTAATGCCAATGTAAACGATTTAACTGCAAGAGGTGACTCTATGTTGCGCAGTGACGTATATACAGGGTCCAAAAATGGCAGTCATACCGGAAAGATAACGAAAGAAGGACAGTTGCAGTACCTCTCAGCTATTATTTACGAGTTCCTTTCGTCCGAAACGTTCGTTCCTGGCTTCTTGGGTGAGGGCTTTAAAATATGGTTGGAGAACGGTAATTGGCATATCGAATGCGATAACCTAACCGTCCGTCAAACAATGAACATCTTTGAGTTGCTTATTCAGAAGATACGCAGCGTCAACGGAGCTATTGTTGTGTCGCAGTCGAACGGTAAATTGTCAGCTGTTGAAGAAGTAGGAACGCAATATAAGCTAACCACAGGAGAGGAATTTCCCACTTTTCAAGAGGGCGATTTAGTCAGGTGTCAGACGTTTGCAGGCTACCAAGGTGCGGGACTTACCTTTGACTTTACTCAGTTTGCAAAATATGACTATTCCGGTGGTGCTTTTGATAGCAGCTTGATTGATGTTACACCCGACTCTATTAGCTTTAACTTGAATGATACTGGTAATTCCGGTTTTGCATTCTATAAATTTTCAGAGTCAAGCCCTACACCAATTGAAATACCTTCATTTACCTTGACTTTGGAGGGAGGCTATCCTGGTATGATGGCTTTTGCTGCCGGACTTGATTCAAATGACAGTCCGGTAGAGGGTGTAGGCGTATTGCTTCAAAACGGTGATAATGTTATTCCGGCTATTAAAGCAGCGCAAGGCATACACAATTTTGCTATAACAATAACTGGTGATTCCGGTCACGGTACAGGTAAGGTTACAGTAAAGCAAAAGAGAGCGGCAGGAAGCGCACCAAACAATAGCTTAGTTAAATTCTATTGGGTTGAAGTTAAATCGGTTGAAGGGACTTCTTTCTTTGCAGATAAAGCAGAGTTCAACGGTGTTGTTCCGACAGTCGGTGATGAAGTCGTTCAGATGGGAAATACGAAGAACCCCGAAAGACAGGCTTTGATCTACATCACAGCGCAGGAAAGCGGTCAACCGTACATTGAGATTCTGAACGGTGTCAAGACAAAGAGTCTGACAGGGACAGACCGCACCCGTTTAGGCGATTTGTCTAACATTGTAGACCCAGATTTCACAGGCGAGGCGGCTGTTAAAGGAACTGGATTCTACTCTACGAATGCCTTCTTAAAGGGTATCTTTGTGTTGCGCAACGGTAAGCGTGTAGAGGACGAAATTAAGATCGCAAAGGACGCAGCCGATCAAGCGGCACAGGATGCAGCGAATGCGGCACAATCGGCACAGGAAGCCAAAAACAGGCTTAACAAATGGGCTGATGATGGCTTTATCTCACCGACTGAGAAAACTGCATTGATTGACGAGGGGAAGCGCATTCAAGCGGAGTATCTGCAAATAAAGGCGAATGCGGACAAATACGGTGTGCCTGTAACTGAATACACAGAGGCGTATAATAACTATCTGAATGAACTACGCTATCACTCAGCAGCCACACCGGAGGATATTGCAGTCCGTCCGGAGTTGGCACAGAGTCAAACGGCTTACTACAACAAACGTAACGGAGCGTTGAATGCAATTTCGGACGCTGCCAAATCGTATGTAGATGAAGCTGACAAAAGACTGAAAGAGTATTTGGATACTGAGATAACTGCTATCCCGGGTAAGATAGAACTCGCTGTACGTAGTTTGAAGGTGGCAGATACTAACTATTTGAACGAAGGGTATAAACAGCGTTCTGATGGTGAATACCTTATGGCTATATACCCGTGGTCACAATATTTGATAGTAGGAAAGACTTATACTTTAACAGTTTGTTATAAATGTGGAGCTAAAACAGAGAAGATTTATGGATATAATAATCCATCGTTCGGCCCAGTAACTGCCGGAGGCGATATGACAAGCAAAACGGAAGAAGTTAAAAGTATAAGTATAACGCCATCAAAAGAGGATAACCCAACAGGATTTCATTTTTATAAGAATCCACAAAATGACGATGATTCATACATTAAATGGGCTGTTATAACTGATGGCAATTTAGGTGTAACCAGTTGGATACCATCTGCAAGTGAGAAGAATGTAGGGATTAAAAACCTATGTTCGTTTAAGCGTATCACTGATGCAGGATTTACATATGCTAAAAACTATCAAGATGATGGTCTGTTTGATATTTATGTTGGCGCATTAAATGAAGAAACTAATGTTGCTAACAAGGATATGTTCGGTTTGACGTATAATCCAAATCAAAGGTATTTTATACTTATAGATAAGTATGATTTTCATGGTGCAAATGAAAAATTGATTATATATGTTAAGTATACTGATGGAATGTTTGATACAATAGTAGTAGAGCCATCCGGTGTAACTAATAACAATTTTATTACATCAAAACCAATTAGCAAAATAGTAGGTACGTATTATTATGGTTACAATGTAAGTGCTCGTATCGGAGTCTATGAAACGAACTATCCCGTTTCTTGGAGTCCTGCACCCGAAGATCAATTGTATCAATCTGTGAAGTACACTGATACCCAAATCTTGGCGGTAGACGGTAAGATTTCTCTATCTGTAACAACCGAATTAAACAAGCGTGTCATTGGTGGAGCTAATTTGATATTAAAATCGGGTACATGTGTTTCCGGTGTTAATAGGAATGAACGTTTTGACATGTCCCAATATTTTAGAGATTTGAGAGGGAAGAAAGTTACTATTTCTTTTGATTATGAATATAGTAATTTGGAATTAGGAGGCAATAATCGAATAGGACTTGAAGAGCCAGTATTGAAAGACGGAACATCTGAATATTATTGGGTGGGTACTTTTAAATATTTCAATTCTTTGTCACCGAAATCTGAAAAAGGACGATTTGTTAATACTATTACAATACCAGACGATATTGCAAACTCTCAGAATAAAGGAATAGGCTTAATTATTCAAGTAGGGAATAGTACAAACATGAAAGTTTGCAATCCTCAGATCGAAATCGGAGATACTGCGACTGGGTGGAGTCCTGCACCGGAAGATGGCGTAAATAAGTCTATCGAATACACCAATCAGCAAATAAGCATTGTTGAGGGTAAAATATCTCTCGAAGTTAGCAAAGAGATACAGAACACTCAGTTTGGAGGTAACAACTTGTTTAGCTATACGAGTTCACCTCTTAATCAATTGTATCCGATGGATGCGATTAATAGAAAAACGGATATACACGGATTTTATTTGGTTGGCAAACAAGGTGCAGGCGGTGCAGTAAGAATACCAAATGTTATACCTGCTATTCCGGGTAAGTACACCGTATCCGGATGGATAAAGGGAACTCAAAATACAGCAGTAGGTTTTTATATAGACGTTTGTGATTCAAGTAGAGTTAGGGTCAATTCTAATACTACTAATACATGGAAATATTTTAAGCACACGTTTGATGTAACTAAAAACACCGAAGATGCACATGATATATACAACTTTGTAGATTTAGAGGAGGTGACATCGGCTTATATTTGGGTTAAGGATTTCAAGGTAGAATTTGGCGATGTAGCAACCGCATGGAGTCCCAACGAACAAGACCCGGTTTATAAATCGGCTGAGTACACAAACGGTAAGATTGATGTTACAAACCAATCTATCACGGCAGCAGTACAGCGAATAAGTGCAGCCGAAAACAGGTTAACGAGTGCCGAACTCAAATTGACTGATACGAGCGCAAAACTATCCGTTGTTGAAGGTACAGCCAACGATGCCAAAACCACAGCCGGAACAGCCAACAACAAAGCGGACGCAGTTGACGGTCGAGTCACCGCCACACAAAACGGACTTGTTAAAACAGGGATAAACATAACTTCCCGAAAAATCGTATTGAAGTCGGATAACGTCCTCTTTCAGAGCAACGCAGGTCAGCAAACAGCCGCACTGAACGCAAACGGTCGTTTGACTGCCAACGTTATTGAGGCGGGCGAGGTTGTTGCGAATGGCTTTGCAGCGCAGAGGATAACAACGGGAAACTTGACGGTGACGGATGGAGCGGTGATTGCGGGAATGACGATTTCGAACGGTGTGTTGCGAGGAAGTAATGTGGAACTCACCAACGGAGCAAAGATCGGTAGTTTTATAATATCGAACGGTATATTTTCGGCACAAGGAGTTCCGGCAGGTATGCAAATGTCACTTGGTAGCAACCTTTCAACTTTCGACAGTAGCGGAGTTAAGATAGACCACAATTCCGGTGGTTATGCCTTAACTACGAACGGAAACGGAAGGGTGTATTTGAAGGGGTCTGCATTTTGGACTGAGTGTCAAGATTATGAATTTATAGGCGCTACAAGTTGGAAAGCACCGGGAGTATTTTATGCTGCAACTATTTTAAGTAATGGCAATATCGGTAGAACGTGGGGGAATCCCGACTTTCATATAACAAGGGTAGATCATACGGCAACTGGAACATATACGATTCATATGTCTGGAAATGTTGGGGGCGTATTTCCTACACTTACTTGTTATGATCTGACTAAATGGGTTTATCCGACTATTTCCTTATTAAGTGAAAATAGTATATCATATAAAACAGTAGATATTTCTCGACAACTTGTTGATTGCGGAGTTTGTATCCATTTTTGCGGTATGGTATAACATTAATTTTAACGGTAAGTTGGTTTTATCCTTCTTACCGTTTACCTTTGTAGCAAATAATTTATTCATTCACAATTAAATATCAATTTTTATGGCAACAAAAGAAGTTATTTTTGATTTGGCGAGTGTTAAGTACTCGAAAGAAACACAGATTTTAGATTATAGTTTTGAAACGGTAAACGGTCTGTTTGAGGGTCAGATTACAATCGTACAGCAACCGGAACAGGTAAAGCAGATTACTCACTGTACGGCTGAGGTATCTGTTAAGGAGATGGTGCAAGTCCCTGGGACGGATAACACGCCTACCATGCAGGAACAATACGTAAAGTTGGGCACTTTGTCGATGTCGCAGGCTCGTTTTGAACTTAATCAATTCCCTGTACACGAAAAGACACCCGCTTTGTTGGGAGATTTTCAGAACTATATTTTTGCACTAACTAAACAATCAGAATAATGTCACAGGAACAAATTAGGCTGCTGATGGTATCCACATGCAGTCCTATTCTTGCATTCTTAACACCTACGTCCGGATTCTTAACGGCACTTGTGTTTATGTTTGTCTTTAACATAATTTGCGGTATGCGTGCGGACGGTGTAAGCGTGTCAATCAAAGGTGCTCAGAGATTCACTATCTTTAAATTCGTATCGGCTTTACAGGAGTTTTTGCTGTATATGATGATTATAGTAGTGATATTCTCAGCGGTAACTAAGATGGGAGATAAAGACGCTGCTATCATGTGCGCAAAGACAATAACGTATGTGTTCATGTACGTTTACTTATGCAACGGTTTCCGTAACTTGTGCATAACATACCCGAACAACAAAGGTTTCAAACTGATCTATCACATCATTAGATTTGAGTTTAAGAGGCTGATGGGTGAACATGCGTCAAAGATAATCGAAGAGCAGGAAGAGAAAGAGAAACAAGTTATTCACAAGGGGGTATAATGCCCCCTTTAAACATTTAGATTATGAAGTATTTTACGATTAAAGAACTTACAAAGTCCTCTACGGCTGAGGCTAAGGGGATAGATAACACCCCAACACCGGAGGTGGAGCATAATTTAACGGCTTTGGTTGATAACGTATTAGACGGTGTTAGAGCGATTTACGGTAAACCTATCACAGTCAATTCGGGCTATCGGTGTCCGGAGTTAAACAAGGCTGTCGGAGGTTCTGTGACGTCCGATCATTGTTTTGATGAAAAAACAGAAATTTTAACCACAAAAGGGTGGAGAACATATAATAATATATCCAAAGATGATATATTATATACATACAATGTAGATAATGATATTATAGAGAAAAAACCTATAAATAGGATTATTATAAGGGAGCATGATGGAGATATGATCGGATTTAAAAATAGCAGCGTTGATCTACTTGTTACGGACGAACATAGAATGCTTATAAGCTACCAAGGACATAAGTATAAAAGAAAAGGAAGTAGAAAAATATCCGAAAAGGGAGCTTTGTATTTCGATAGCTTGAAAACTGATAATGACAAATTTCATTTTGAACTCGCTAAAGATGTATTAGGTAAAAGAAGAAATTTCAAATGTTCTTCTTATAAAAACGGGGTGAATAGTGATATAAGAATTATGAAAATCTGCCTTGCGTTTATTTGCGATGGTTTTTACTACGGTAAAGCAATAGGTTTTAGATTTAAAAAAGAAAGAAAGATAAATGAACTCGAATATATATTGAATAATATTGGGTGGGAATACATGAAGCGAGTCGATAAATGCGGAGTTACTAATTTCTATCTAAGAAAGAAATACTATGATGTTATTTTAAATATCGTAGGGGAAAATAAGAATATACCGATTGATATATTGGAATACAATAGCGAACTACTGAAAGAACTTTTATTTTACTATTGTTCGTATGATGGTTGCTTTGACAAAAGAAATAATAACACCGGTTTCTCAATCTGCACAACCAATAAACACAATGTTGATGTGCTTCAAGCTATGGCTTGTATGTGCGGAGTAAGATCAAATATCTTATATTACAAAGAAAGAGAGTATAACATAAAGGGGAAAACGGGTATAGCTAAACCTTATTATATTCTTTCGAGCTCTTTGAATACTCAATCAGATTTACAGTCAAGCGGTTCTTTTGTAGAGAAATACAATGGCATCGTGTGGTGTGTTAGCAATAATAATGAAACGGTTATCGTGCGAAGAAATGGTAAGGTTGGCATACAAGGTAACTGCAAAGGTTTTGCGGCTGATATTACCGGAGGTAGTAAGGAGGAAAACGAACGGTTGTTCAACATCATTAAGCACAACTTTCATTTCTCCCAGTTAATAGACGAGAAGAATTTCAGTTGGGTGCATGTCTCTTACAACCCTAACAACTTGAAAAACCAAATACTGAAATTATGAAAGCTAAAATAACAGCCATAGTAGCCTTTTCTTTCCTTTGCCTACTAATTGTATGCCTTCTTAGGTATAACGCGAAACTGAGGGAGGAAAACGGTGTTCTGAACAGGAATGTAAGTGTACTTACTACTCAGAATGTAGCATACCGAACGGAGTCCGGCAAATCAGCAATGAAAACGGAGGAATTGAACCTCACATTGCGCCAGTATCGGAATACATTGCAGGGGAAAGACAGCACTATAAAGGACTTGAAACAAAGTATCAAAGACCTAAAGAGTCATACAAGCATTCAAACGTCAACGGAGAGCGTATTTTCCGGTTCTCTACGTGATAGTATTATAATTCGCGATAGTTTGGTTGCTGACACATTAAAATGCTTAAATTTCGCCTCTAAATGGGTAGATGTTAAAGGATGCATAGAACAGCCCGATGTATTTGCGGGTAAAGTAACCGTTCGGGACAGCTTGGAGTTGCTAAACATAGAGCACAGAAAGCGTTTCTTATGGTGGAGATTAAAGAAGGTGAAGTATAGGGAGTTTATTGTAACCAGTAAAAACTCAGATACGCAAATACTTGATTTAAAGGTGACTACAATAATTAAATAGTTAACGTTGGTTAAAGCTATTGCAGGTATAAAAATAATGCCTACATTTGCACTCAGAGAATTACAAATAAATAAATTATTAATCATTTCTTTATTGGTAAGTCTTTATGTAGAAGCAAACGTATCATTAACAAAGCGTTGTTAATAATTGCAATCATGGTTAATATTAAGTGATTATTCCCTACTGGTTTGTGAAAATAGGTAGGTTTTTAAAAAGAAAATTTCTATTCATTGATATATAATATAGGTTAATTAGTTAGGTAATTGTTGTTTATTAGATTTTTTGTCATTTTTCATTTTTCCCCGTTGCTTGTGAAAGTAGCGGGGTTTTTTATTGTCTTATCTCAGATGTACAAACGTTAAATAAGTGTTAAAGATTAAAGTTTTGCTTTGTAATTTAAAGTTTTGATTTATATTTGCAGTGTCGAAAGAAACAAAGTAGTAACATTAAAATATACGATTATGAAACTTAAAAAATGGTATTTTAAAGACACGCTCTCAGATGATTTTGATTTTGTTGAAGCCAAAACAATTAGAGGCGCATTGACTCTTATTAAGAAAAAGCAGTTAGTTTATGCTAAAACGTTCAGTAAAACTGTATTTTGGACTATATTTGAGAACGAAATTGTCGCCTCAAACATACGCTGCATATTGGTAACGTATGTGTTTCCAAATGGAGATATTAAACAAGATGTATTATAATTAAAAATTAGAGCTATGACAATCGAACAAATTGAAAAAGGGAAAGAGTTATTAGATCAGCTTAATGTTTGGAAGATAAGATACGGACAATATAAGAATCGGAGTCTTTCACGTATTATTATGGATAGAAACAATTGTGCTGATGTCGTTTTTAATGGAACGGGAAACGATTTATCTATTCGATTCTTCCATGAAGTTGAATTGAGATATGGTGATTTGTGTGAAAAACAAATAGAGTTGTTAACTAAGCAATTGGAACAATTATGAAATTTATTAAGAAGCAAAGTGACAAGATACTGATAGCCACAAGGGATGAAGCGTTTGATGTATACGTCCGCAGTCACCCAGTTATAAGTAGGCTTATTAGGGAGATCGGGATAGAAATTATTCAGCAAGCGTACTACGGCAATCATGTGGCCCGAATACCGATTGGGACAGATGATAAGGATATTTTAAATACCATCTATCAAGTGTTAGAGAATGACGGTTATAAACATTCCTTCGATATAGTAGAAAAGGTTTTAACAGTGGATATATTATAAACAGTAATTTTAAAGTTATGAATAACATTATTAAAGTTGGCGAAACTATAAACGCAAAAGAGTATATGACCTCAATGGAGGTTGCAGAAATCACAGGAAAGGAGCATAAACATGTTATGCGTGATATTAGAGTTCTATTAGAGCAGGGTGTGCATGAGTCCAATTTTGGTCTGACGTTCATTATCAGAACTTTACCTAATAATGCTCAAAGAAAAGACCCTTGTTATAATATCACAAAGAAGGGGTGTTTAATTCTCGCTTCCGGATATAACGCATTATTGCGTGAAAAGATAATCGACAGATGGGAAGAACTTGAAACAAAGGAAAGACAAACCGTGCCTGCTCTTCCTCAAACATATTTAGAAGCCTTGAAAGCATTAGTTTTATCAGAGGAACAAAAGCAAGTTCTTGCATTGGAAAATGAATCGATGAAGCCAAAAGCCGATTATTTCGATACTTTAGTGGAAAGAGGAAGTAATTTAAATCTAAGAGATACGGCTAAGATGATAGGAGTTTCTGAACGTTTCTTTATAGAATATCTATTACTAAATGGATACTTATATAGAGATGCTAAAAGAAAATTAAAACCGATAGCCAAATATGTAGGTAAGTATTTTGTTCTAAAGGAATGGGCCAGAGGCGAAAATACAGGGTCCCAGACATTAGTGACCGTGGAAGGAAAAGATAAGTTCTATAAATTAATCAATAAGTAATCAATTTTAAAAATTAATCAATTATGAAAACTTCAAATTATTTGTTCAGTGTTTTAGTAGGTTTGTGTTTGATGGCTATTGCCGCTTTTCTTTCGTCTTGTGGCGATGAAGAAACGAAGTATGAAACTAATTATTCGGTTACCGTTCCGGAGTGGCAAACGGTGTACGTAGAGGGTGAGTGTACAACGAATGTAGCCTTATATGTTTGGGATAAGGTAGAGTTAACGTCGGACTACGTTAAGGTATATTCAATGGGACATGTGAATTATCTAAAAGTTACCTCTACTGAAATGGATATTTACGGCTTTATCATTTACCACATTGATAGCTATAACAAAGAAACTATTCAATACCACCCGAAAGACGGTGTTCTTCGACACTCTCAGCAATTAAACGGAGCAGAAATAACCGTTGTTTTTAGACCATTACACTAACATTAAAACCTTCCGGTGTGCAGGTAAACCGGATAGCATAAAATGAAAGATAGAATAACTGAAAGCCAATTGCAGCTAATTACTAAGGATAAAAAGCTGTCGGAGATGATAGAGGGAATCACTCAGATACGTGATATTGTCAGAGAAAAGATGAAGGTCTATGAATGTATAACATATACCGAAGACGATATAAAAGAGGCAAAAGCAGATCGGGCAATGATTAACAAATCGTCTAAAGCCCTCAATGATACACGAATCGAGCTCGAAAAGATATACATGCAGCCTTTTAATAAGTTCAAAGATGTTGTAAGGGATACATGTAACATGTTAGACCTTACCTCAAACAGCATAGATTCACAGATAAAGAAGTTCGAACAGGAAGAAAAGGACGCAAAGATGAAGCAAATAAGGGACTATTTCGATGAACATAACGAGTACCTTATAAATTTTGACCGTTGCTTTAAATCGAACTGGCTAAACAAGAACAAAGGTATTGCGATTGTTCGGGCTGAGATTAACGAACTGTTTGAACTGGTAGCGGCTGACTTCGAGAAACTGAAAGAGCATTTTGAGGGTGAACCTTGTTATATGGCTATAATTGACAGGTATCAAGATACGTTAGAGTATAACAATACCTACCAATACGGTGTATCACTCGTTAATAAGGCACTGGAAGCCACCACAGCGCTAAACTCGCCTCAGACGACTAATGCACAACCACCGCAACAACAACCGCTAAAACAGCCGGAAAACAAGCCTCAGAGCGAACCGGTTTATGTAAGAGCGTTTAAGATCAAAGTAACAAGGGAACAGGCTTTTGCGCTTGCCGACTTTATGAAGGCAAATAACATTGAGTTTGAGAGCATTAAACTATAAGAGGGGATATTCCCCTCTTTTTTTTATTCCATTCACAAAGGTTAATTCCATGTTAAAACTTAAAGTTTCTCTTTGTGTTTTAAATTTAATCTTTATATTTGCAGAGTCAAAAGGAAACAAAGTACTAACAATTTAAAAACAAATATCATGGTTATAAAAACAAGGTTTAACGTTGGCGAAGAAGTGATGTACGGTGCACATAAAGAGCCGTTTAGAGTATTCTCCATTGATATTCACGTAGGTAAAAAGGATAAGAACGTAAATTATCTCGTTCAGAGTCAATATGGTTTTATTCGTAGAGTGAGAGAAAATGATCTAATTAAATATCAAGTTAAAAATAACAAGTAAATTATGCAACAGTATTTAGACTTACTTTCTTATGTTTTGAATTATGGCGAAAAGCGAGAGGACAGAACCGGAACGGGAACAATCAGCGTTTTCGGAAGTACTCAAAAGGTTTATGATCTCCGTGACGGCTTCCCGCTTGTAACTACTAAAAAGCTATTCACAAAGGGTATTATACATGAATTGCTTTGGTTTATTAAAGGCGATACCAACATTAAGTACCTGCTTGAAAACGGTGTTCATATTTGGGACGCATGGGCAGATAAGGATGGTAATTTAGGACGGATATACGGTGCGCAGTGGCGTGATTGGCGTGTTAACAGCCGCACAAGTGTAGACCAACTTAAATCAGTCGTTGAGATGATTAAGAATGACCCATATTCACGTAGGTTAATCGTAAATTCATGGAACGTTGGTGATCTTGATAAAATGAACCTTCCTCCATGTCATTGCTTTTATCAGTTCTACGTATCAAAAGACGGTTATTTGGACCTGCAATTGTATCAACGTAGTGCAGATTTGTTTTTAGGCGTTCCGTTCAACATTGCGTCTTATTCGTTGCTGCTTTCAATGGTGGCGCAAGTATGCAATTTGAAGCCTCGTAAATTCATTCATACGTTGGGTGACGCTCACATATATTTGAATCATGTTGAACAGGCAAGGACGCAATTAGATCGCATTCCGTTGCGATTGCCGGAACTGGTTTTGAATCCTTCCGTTACCGATCTGTTTGACTTCAAATTTGAGGATATAGATATTATTGATTATAACAGCCATTCGGCAATAAGAGGGGAGGTAGCAGTATGAATAAAGATGAATTTTATAAACTCTATCTTTGTGAAACAAGGAAAACAGTTAGAGAGGTTTTGAAAAGGCAAGATGTTTTAACACTTCAAATGTTGAAACGTAGTTTTAATACTTGGTAGTTATATAGTGATATTTGTGACGCTATCAATTATAAGCTATCCGGATTATAATTTAAAAGGGGAATACAACGCTATGTATTCCCCTTTTTCGTTCTATCCTCACGGACTAAACGAGTCAATAAACAATAAGTAGTAACAAGTATTTAAGAAAAGTTCTACAAAAATAGTTCTAACAGTCGTTCTATGCGTATATTTCCACCGTTTTAAATTTCATTAACTATAAAATTAAAGAAATTCTTTGTATATTTAAAGTTTTGCCTTATCTTTGCATTGTTGAATTAAGTAAGTAACAATTAAAAGTAGTATATATGAATCAGAATGAAGTACATGTTTGTCCGTATTGCGGAGGTGATTTATACCTTTGGCAATCTTACCCGGTTTTTAGCAAAGAATATTGCGATTACGATTGTGAGCCGGAACAGGAAGAAGAAAATATTTATAAATGCGAAGAATGTGGAAGGGAGGTAATAGATGTCGAGTGATTTTAAGATTAATGAAGCCATTTTAAACGCTAAGTTGAAAGGCTTAAAAGTGAGTAAAAAAGAGATAGCTGAAATGTTGTGGGAGGATACAAAGCCAAAATCAAGAACGGTAAACATGTCCTCTCTTTGCAACCGGAGGACACGAAAGATTAATATTGAATGGGTGTCAAAGATATGTGAGGCTACCGGAGTGGACGCAAATTTTCTGTTTAACATAAAACCAAAAAAACAATGATTAAAAATTTATCAAAGATTCAGAACGAGATGAACGTCAAGAAAGGACGTTACAACAAGTTCGGAGGTTATTATTATCGTTCTTGTGAGGACATTTTGCAGACAGCAAAAGAGGTGTGTAACAAATACGGTTGTTATGTGAATGTAACCGATACAATTGAGTATATTGAAGGTAGATTCTACGTTAAAGCGACTGCAAAGGTTGTGGATATAGAAACCGGAGAATCAGAAACGGCAACTGCATTTGCTCGTGAAGAAGAAAGCAAAAAAGGAATGGACGGTGCACAGTTGACCGGTGCAACATCAAGCTATGCACGAAAATACGCCCTGTGTGGACTTTTTGCAATTGATGATAGTATAGATAATGATTCATTAAACGGAATGCCGGAAAACGAAGGAAAAGCGGCAAATAATAAAAGTTATAAATCTTCATCTACCAGTAAGCCGGATAACTCTCAAAATCAGATAGAAATTCTTATTAGATACGTCAACGAGTGTACAACGGTTGAACAATTAAGCAGCTTGTTTAAAGCTAATCAAGCATATCAATCTGATAGTACGTTTATGAATGCACTTTCAAAGAAAAGAACAGAGATCGAAGGAGGTAAGAAATGAAAAACAAAAAAATCAACGGTTTAGTAGCTTACAAAAGAAAGCTAAACTATTATATTGTTAATGGAGGCAGACGTTTTTACGCGTTTACTCAAAAAGAAAGGAAAATAAGACGTTCTTTGTTTTTTCACAGAGAATACAATAAATTCTGTTTTTATATAAATCCACTTGGAGTAAAAACTAAATTAAAATTCCCATTTTAAAATATACTATTATGAAAGATATTATAACATTACCCAAACTTAATCAATCAGATGTTATCTACATTGAAGATACGCATGAGTATTTCACACCGGACTTTAAAAAATTGCATGGTATAACCGGATTTATCAACGAGCAATTGTTTCCCGGTAAACTTGATGGTATTCCCGAAAGCGTTTTAGCCCTTGCCACTGAGCGAGGGAAACGAGTGCATGAAGAATGTGAAAATATAGATAATGAAGGAATTGAAGCCGAATCAAAACAAGGTGAAAACTATCTCAGATTGAAAGGTGACTTCGGACTAACTCACATCGCCTCAGAATATATAGTAACAGATAACGAGTTTATTGCATCACCGATTGATAAGGTGTATTTAGGCAGATACTCCGACTCCGTTATATTAGGAGACATAAAGACTACATACAAATTAGACATGTTGTATTTGTCTTGGCAATTGTCAATCTATGCCTATTATTTTGAAAGACAAAATCCCCATTTAAAAGTAGATACTTTGTTGGCTATATGGTTGAGAGGTGAGGATACAGATGGTATTGTGCAGGTTGAGCGGATACCGGACAAAGAGATAGAGATATTTCTTCAATGCTGCAAAGAGGAATTGAAATACGTAGATAATTGTAGTGCTGATTCATACGTTGCTAAATTAAACGATCTCCCCGCAAAGGTTAGCAACGTTGAGGAATCAGTATATCAGTTAATCGAAATGCAAAAGACGCTTGACGAACAAATGAATAAGTTTAAATCTCAGTTACTCGAAATGATGAAAGAGGCGAAAGCGGACAATATCAAAGGTGACTTGATTACTATCACCCGGAAGAAAGCATATAGCCGTGAATCCCTTGATACTAAAGCGTTGAAAGAGAAGTATCCGGATATTTACGTAGAATTTATTAAATACTCAGACGTGAAAGAATCTATTCAAATTAAAGCGAAATAATTATGGTTATAGATGAAAAGATAGCAAACGAGGTCGGTTTAGAGGCTGCTGCCGTATATTCCGAAATGATTCTTATCCTCTGCACAGGAATGTACAAAGAGAAGTTCAAAGGGTGCCGAGTAAAACAAGTACCTAACACCGTTTTCGTTTCGATAGCAAAGTTAAAAGAGATCATCCCGTTCATGTCTACGAAGAAGTTATATAACGCTGTAAATCGCCTCGTATCGGCTGGATACATAAGAGAGGCAGATTATAGGTTACCAGGCATGAATACGACTAAATGCTATCAGATGGTAGATAGATAGACCCGGTTCTGATTGTGATATGCACCCCACTTGCAAGCGTTGTGAGTGGGGTGCTTTTTTGTAAATTACTGATATTCACATTGGTTACAATAGTGCCGAAAATTCAGCTATATTCACTAATAAATGGGGTTACTATTTTGGAAACCCCTACTCAAAAACATAAAAGGGATATTAGTTTAACTAATACCCTTTGGGTCTGCCTATTTTTCGGCATACCCATCAAATTTGAGTTGCTCTAATTATCAGACGGTTGCGAATAATTAAATGTTAAAGTCAAAAACAATAATGTTTTTTGTTTGCAATCAAAACTATTTTATCATATCTTTGTGGAGTCAAATCAAAAAACAATATACAACATGAATTTAGAAAATCTTTTTAAAATTAAAAATGTCGCTGATTATATGCGTTGTAGCCCAACTTGGGTAATGAAGTTAATTAAAGCGGGTAAATTGGAACATGTCAAAATTGACGGTGCGTATTTCGTTGTTCTTACAGGTGAAGAACTTGAAAAATACAAGGAGTTTAGAAAGGAGCTTGACGAGTTGTTAAGCAAATAATAATTAATAATTAAAATTTCAAATTATGGAATCTAATTTGTCTAAAGTTGGCGAAACTATAAACGCAAAAGAGTATATGACTTCAAAAGAGATTGCCGAAATTACAGGTAAACGACATGCAGACGTAATGGAATCTATTAGAGTTATGGAGATTGCTTGGGTAAAAATAGGTCGACGGAAATTTCCGTTAACCTCTTATATAGATCAATGGAATAGAGAACAACCTATGTATAAGCTAAATAAAACAGAATGCCTGTATATAGCAACAAAGTTCAACGATGAAGCGAGGGCAAAACTCGTTATCCGGTGGGAAGAACTTGAAAGAGCTAACAGCATGGGAAACTTTAACGTTCCTAAATCATTCCGTGAAGCCTTGTTACTTGCAGCCGAACAACAGGAAGTTATCGAAAACCAACAAAAGCAGATTGAGGAAAAGAATGCAAAGATTGAGGCTGACAAACCGAAAGTTTTATTCAGCGAAGCCGTCGAAGCCTCTAAAAAGTCTATCCTTATCCGTGAACTTGCAAAAATAATCACTCAAAACGGTTATCAGATCGGAGAAAAGCAACTGTATGAACGCCTCAGAAAAGCAGGTTATCTTTGCAGCGTTGGAGAGTCGCGCAATCAGCCTTCGCAAACATACATGAACATGGGATTGTTTGAGATTAAGAAACGGGTGATAGTAACTGGTGAGGAATCTAAAACGTATAACACAACATTTGTAACTGTCAAAGGACAGCAATATTTCATTAATAAGTTTTTAGGTAAGAAGTAAATAACATGGCAGGGTAACACCTGCCTATAAAAACGAATATTATGATACATTGTTTTGATGATAAAATCGCAAAAGAATTGGGTATAGACGCTGCATGTGTCTTGCACAATTTTGCATTTTGGATAAACAAGAATATAGCAGATAACCACAATTATTTTGAAGGTAGATACTGGACTTATAACACAAGGGAAGCGTTATCTAAATTATTCCCGTATATGAACTCATTGAAGATATATAGAGTTATCGGAAAGTTGGAAGAAGAAGGCTATATATTAAAGGGAAATTTTAATAAATCACGTATGGATCGCACAACGTGGTATGCGCTTACAGAAAAGTGTATTAACATGCTAATTTCATGTGGTTATACAATAATAGGACACTCTGATGCGAATTATCAAAAATGCAAAATGCAAGTTGAAAATGTGAATAATGCAAGTTGCATGAATGAACAGACAATACCAGATAGTATATATACAGATAGTAATACTAAATTGACTAACGTCAATTATAGTATAGCCACGCACGAAGAAACGGATTTGTTCGGGGTTGAATCAAATAATAATCCTCTACCTTCCGAAGTGTTCGGATTCACAGCTAAAGGACTTGACGTAACAAAGAAAACAATCGAAAGGACAGATAAGCTATTTACTCAGCTAACATTTCCTTTCGAGTCAGAGGACTTCAAACGCTTATTCTACGTTCTAATGACTCAACCGAAATGGCGTGTAAAGACAAAGACTCTAACAGCTATGCAAGCTAACTTAAACGAGATAGCGCAATTTGAAGAAGAATTTGCTAAAAGCCTTATTCAACAAAGCATATCGAAGGGATGGGCTTCATTAGTGTACGAATCAACGCCAAAACAATACCTGCAATGGCTGAGAGAGAAAACCGGAGCTACTAACCAATATCAGCAAAACAACTCTCAGCAATATAAGACAAAGCAGTATTTTGCTAATGACGAGCACCGGGAGATATACGAGAGATACCTAACAGAAACGTTTGATTAACGAGAATGGCATTTTCTTTGCGAATTTAAGACTTTCATAATAAAAACGAGTAATATAGCATGGAGATAGAGAAATATCAAAATAGAGGCGGAAAAGTGGCTTTGTCGAGTGGTAGACTTCCGTCATTTGTAGAAAGAAACAGAGAGTTAATTCAGTCTAATAAAATAAAGCAGCTTTCTAAGGTAGATCAGCGTATATTTGTAGAATCTACTAAGCATTTAATTTCGGAAGAAGAAAGCGAAGAAAAGAAAATAGAGTATTTAGGCATTATCTTTATCGGGGTATGTTCTGATTTTGGTCTGAATGCACCGGAACGTAGTGCGGTTAAAAGCGTATTTTCTTCGATTTTTGATGTTGTTGACTTGTATTTTGATGATCTTTCGTTCGCTGAGGTTAAACTTGCTTGGAGGTTGCTTGCTGTCGGGGAACTTGATAACTACCTCCCTAAAGACAGATTCGGGAATCCGGATAAAAATCACTATGGTAGCTTAAATGTCGATTATGTAACGAAGGTTTTGAAGGCATACAGAAAGCGCAAAGCGGATATGATGGCAAAGACTACTGCCCTATTACCGGATAAACCGAAAGTGACACCGGAACAAGAAAGAGCATTTTTAAATGTACAGGCTAACAACTTCATTTTTGCTATTATGAAGTACAAATATAGCGGGCGTTTTAAGATGGAATCTGATCGGCTTATAAGCGAGTCAACATTCAAGTATATGGAACGGCTGGGGTATGACATGGATACTATACCGACATACGAGGATAAGAAGTTAGCTTTAGCCCAATTCAAAGGCAGACCGATAAACAGTTTTGCGCAAGTGTTTGAAAAGGAATGTTTGGCGACTGTCGGTATTGAGCATGAAGCCGTTTATTTTCGGGCTTTAATGATAGCAAAGAAACGTTTGTTGTTCCGATATTGGGACGAAATACTTAGCGAGGAAGATAGCATTAAGGATTTGTATTACTATAAACATTGAAAATATGGAAATTAATATTTTAGTTGGAATTGACCCCGGTATATCAGCCGGGGGAATAGCTATTTATAAACCGGGTAGTCCGCTTGTCACCGTGAAAATGCCGGAAGAACCGTTGGATATATACAGGCTATTCAAAAAGATTAAGCGTTCCGGTAACCCCATGATAGTTGTTGAGAGGCTGTCAATTAGGGGTGACGATATAGGAGGCAAACAATATCGCATAGTTACCATGCTTGAAAACTACAACAACCTTGTATGTTGTGCGAAAGTCCTCGAAATACCTTTGGTGCTCGTTACTCCTATGACTTGGCAAACTGGTTTAGGTCTGAGAGTAAAGGGAGCGAAAGAGGACAAGTCGCTGAGAAAAGAGAAATATTTCCAGTTTGCGGCACATTCTTTCCCGACTGGCAACGTCTTTAAATGGAATAGCGATGCGGTTTGCATACTTCGCTTTACTCAGTTGATGATTGCGAATAAGCCTAAATGGATACCGGAGTATTTAGTTAATAGTTCAGAATGCGTGTTTTCTTTTGATTTAACGGACGATTCTCTTAAATACGATAGATTACTCAGAAATGAAAGAAAAGTTGAATAGCGGTCAAATAAACAATGAAATAAGCAATGTTTTGATTCAATCTGTCATAATTATGCGAGGAAAGCAAAAGAGATACGAAAGATTCGGTGAAAAGTACAGGGAAGCGAAAGAGGTGGCAGAAAAGAAAGTAGATGATATTATAGCAAAGTTGACCGACTCACAAGGCAGCTTATTCTAAACAAAGGTTAAATAACGGGTATTTCTGAAAGATTTACCCGTTTTTATTTGCGTATAATTAAAGTTTTGATTTAATTTGCAGCATGAAAATTAATCATAGTAGTAACGATTTAAAAACTTATTAAAGTATGAACACTAATGAAATGACAGTTGAAGATGTAATTAAATCATCGGAGTTTAAAGATGAATTAACAAATCAGCTTTGTACTATGCGTACAGATGTCGAACGAGCTAAAAACAAAATTCTGAGAAATGGAGGATTGACTAAGCGGATTATGTTAGATCGCATTGACGATATGGAGGTTTCGGACGTTATCGAAGAATTTGAAAAAATTCTGCTGAGAAAGAGTGATTTACCGTCTGCCGTTCGTGGTTTTATTTCTTCTTTGTGTGGTAGTGTATTTGCGAATGTATTTTCTAAAATGAAACAAAATGAAGCAAAACAGGATAACAATACCGGGGAAGGTAACGAGTAACGGACAGTTGCAGATGTACATGGGTGAGTTAAACGAGTTCGCCAAACTGCATAAAGGAAAGAATATCATAGCAAGTTTTAGCGTTTACGAGCCTTCGCAATCGGTTGCCATGAAAGCATATTACTACAAAGTTGTGGTTCCTCAGTTTCAAAAAGGAATGTACGACAATGGTAACAGATGGAGCGAAAAAGACACCGAATTGTACATGCGGAACTTGTGCCCGGTGACAATGGGTGAGGTTGTGGATATTGAAACGGGTGAATATCGGAGTGACCCGGTAAGTATCAACGACTTATCGAACAGTGAGTTTGTAGAATATATTGATTTTTTAAAACAGTTTGCAGCCGAAGAACTTGGAGTTTTCATAGAGGACGCAACAAAATACGTAAAGAAATGAAAGAAGTTAGAGAAGAAGATTGCGAAATGACATTGAGAGAGAAATTTGATTTAATGTGTGAGGCTCTTTCAGTATCACCAGAGGACATTTTAAGCCGTGAGATTACGAGAGATATTTCAATTAGACGAAACTGTATTATTCATCAATTGTATGATTATCGCTTAGACGGTTTGCCGGAGCTATTAGATAGAACGAGGGCTTTAATAGTTATCGCACACCGCAAATTTCAAAACCAGTTGGAGGTTAACGATCCGTTGGCAGTTGAATACAAGCGATTGATTGATGAACGGTTGGAGCGTTATTTGAATGGCGAAGAAGAATAAGCAAAACTTAGTCCTCGTTCATTGTACAGAATGCAAGTATAGCTCAGACCATCATAATTTGATATGCTATTGCAGTCAGAGAAAACAAAAGTTATGCAGTTGCCCGAATATCGGAAGGGTATGCGAATATTATAAACCTAAAAACGAATATTAATATGTTGTACGACAATTTTGAATTAAAGAGAGTAAAATTCATTCCAAACGGTTTGGAGGTAGATTACAATGATTGTATGAATGTTGACGGTGAAATCGTTAAGACGTTTCATAAGGTAAAGAACCCTGAGTATCCTCACCCGGATTTACATCATGCGACAGAAACATTGAGAAAATATATAGTTAGATTGATGGGTCTGATGAATTTTGCAAACATAACCTACTTATCCGATCTTTCAAAACAAGATAAGGAGTTGGATAAGCAGTTTCAAGACTTCTTTGAAATACAATCTACTCGAATTATTATTAGGGAAATTGTGAGAGATGAAGAAAAGAACACAGTAATCATCAAATACGAGTTTACAGGTACAGATTTGTCGCTGTTTAAAATGCAGACACCTAAAATTAATTTGGAGGGTGAAGTACTTCAATTTGAGATTGATATGGATACTGATTTAGAGGGTATGAAGCACGAAATATTTGATTATCTGTTTAAGGGTAAGCGTGCACAACTTTCAATGTTCGGTGAGATTGCGGAGGCGGACGATATTAAAGACTCTGAGGACGATACAGAGGGTGATTCTTTCTTTGACGAAGAAACCGAAAGCGATGTACCTACTGAGTAGTCCGGAAGAAATAGAATATTGCTTAAGTAGGGGATATAATCCCCTACTTTTCAATCGACATTTCGACATAGAGCCTAAAGCAAGGTATCAGTATTTGAAAAGTCTATTCGGTGACGGTCACGATCAGAGGGCAAACGAGCGATTTTTTCGGTACATGTGGGAGGTTAAGCCTCACTATTGCGAAGAATGCTTGAAACCGTTGAAAGGGTACTCAGCCGTTTATATTTCGCATATTTGCACTCGCGGAGCATTCCCGATGTTAGCGCACGATCCTCGAAATATTAACATACTTTGCTTTGAACATCATAATCAATGGGAACACGCTAACACCCGGAAGGGAATGCGTATCTATCAAGAAAATTTAGAGAAAATAAAAGTCCTCAAAGGGGATAGTTTAAAATTACAAAAGTAGTATCATGGAAAAATTAGAATTTAGTTATTTAGCTTTTGCAGCTACATTTGGAACTATTGTTATTCTGTATAAGGCGTTTGTCTTATTATTCCGTTTGTACCATTCAAAACCAATTAAGAACATAAGGATACTTTTCATAAATATGTATCATTTTGTTAGGTATACATTTACACCCGATTTTGTTATTTACTATAAGTATGTTATAAGCGATGGAAAATGGTTAAGGTATATCAAGAAAATAGGTTGGAAAGCACCATTTGCAAGACGTTTGTTATTGAAAAAGATAAGAAACTACATAAGAGAAACAAATGAAGAAATAGAGGATATTAAAAGTTGCGGTTTCGAATTTGACAAAGAGTATTTTAAAAAAAGCAAGAAATTTGCTCTTTTCTTTAAAGGTAAAAAGACCGATATAAATTACGAGAATGATTTTTTTGATTGTGGTTATTTGAAAGTAGTTGGTTATTCATCTGAGGGTATTATCTGTGTTGCTTATGGTTGTTTAGATGGCTTCCCGTATGACGGTTTATGTGATTATGATTTTATTTTTAGAGAATATATCAAAGAGTGTGAAACTAACAACATGATTTATATTAGCGTTGAAGAATTTATGAAACTTATTGATAACAATTTAATTAAATCAAAATGGGCAAATTGGTAGAATTTATTGGGGTAGCCGGACAAAAGGTATCAATAAATCGGGATAAAATAGTATATTTGGAGGCTTGTAACGATTCGACTAAGATTTTCATTGGGTCTGGCGAATATGATTATTTGCGTGTTGCTGAGAATTTCAAAACGGTATCACGAAAAATAGACGGTGAAATTCGTGTAAGTTTTATAGATATAGCTATCTTTGTGCTATTCTTAGTATTCATCTTTTTAAAATTAATGCAATGAACTTAAACAAAATTCAGTTGATCGGTCGGGTCTGCAATGATCCTCAGGTAAAAACGTTCGATAATGGGGGTAAGATTTGTAATGTGTCTATCGCTACAAATGAACGTGCGTATAAAACGAGTAGCGGAGTGGAAGTTCCGGAACGCACGGACTTTCACAACGTGGTATTCAAAGGAGGCTTGGCAGGTGTATGCGAGCAATATGTTACTAAAGGCATGGAGTTATATGTAGAGGGCACTTTGCATTATCGAAAGTACACAGACTCTAACAACGTAGAAAAGACTATTGCGGAAATTATCGTTTCTAACATGCAAATGGGAGCGAAGCCGGGAGGAAACGGTGGTCAGCGGACGGAATCCGACGGGAGTGGGTGTCAGCGGACGGCACAACCAACGCCACCACCTGTACAACACTCACAAGAACAGCAATTTGCAGACGATTTACCATTCTAAAAACGAGGGATACTCTAAACAGGGTATCCCTTCTTTGTGTTAAATAAGTGTTAAAGATTAAATTTATAATTAGAATATTAAAGTTTTGCTTTATATTTGCAATGTCAAAAGGAAACAAAGTACTAACAATTAAACAATAAGAATATGAAAAGATATTTTGTAAACGGTAAAGAGATTAGCGAGCAAAAAGCAAAAGAAATTGAAGATAACAATAAAAAGTACATGGAGAGCAACGATTTTAATCTTTGGGCTAAATGTGAATTTATAACAGTTATAGGAAAATAGTAGTAACAGGGTGGTAGAAATACCACCTATAAAATAACAATTAAAAATTAACCAATATGACAACTTACATCTACAAAGGAGAAAAGATCAGCCATTCAAAGTTATTAATGCTTTTGCGTTCTGCACACGTTTATGGCGGAAACAAGCTATCACATTACGAGGCTTTAGTAAAATCGGCTGAGAATGGAAACGAGCGTGCAACAAACATCCTCAGAGATTTAGATGTAAAGTAGTAACAGTTAAAATATAGAATTATGGCAAATAAAGGTATGTTAGGGCTTTATAATAAAAGCGTTCAAATTACAGGTGAAGGCAGAAACATATACGAGGTGTTTCTTGAACCAGTTGAAGGAAAAATGTATCAGATCGGTGCTTATCAATACTTTACACATTGGGAAGGTGATAAACTGGCTGTTAGTGAGGCAAGTTCGGGATTCAGAGTATCAACATACAAAAGAATGGAGGGTGAAACGGATTCGCAGATAATAAAAAGAGTTCTCGAAAGAATGAAAGAGTTCGATCCTTCGATAGCTGATTGGGATAAGGTAAAATCAATTATGAAAAAAGAGGGTATTCCTTATCCGGCTAATAAATGGGTAGCTAACTTAAAGGATATAAAATCATGAGTAAGAAAAAGGATAATTCAACAAAGTGGGAAAGAGATAGAGCGAGGTTTCTGTATTTGAGAAAGGAAAACGCTCGTTATTATAAACACATGAGTGAGCGTTTTGCTAACTTCGAGTTTAAAGAGGAAGAATATAACAAGATATTAAATCAAGAAGTTACGAGGGAAAACGTAAAGGAGGAATTAAGAAGGGATAAGGTATCAAAAGAGATAACTAAGGATATTCTTAATAAAATTGATTTGGAATTAATAAGGAGTCTTGAAAATGAAGAAAGCAAGAAAGATTAATCGACTTAAAAGTCGTTTTGTTCCGGTCAAATTTAGCTTAAAGGAACAAAGACAGTTTACCGAAATTATTAATAAAGATCGGAATCTGCTTAAAGATAGAGCTAAAAACTACGATGGACTTTCAGAAATTGATCGTATAATGCTTCGGGCTGATTTATATTGTGCAGGTTTAGGTGAACTTGTTTTTTCTGAAAGTGAAATGGATGCGTTTAGCAGGTTTGAAAAAGTACAAAGAGAGTTTTATCATGGAAAGTAAATTGAATCAATTAGCAGTCCTTATTTTGCAGGAAGAAGAAGCATACAAGGACATGCGAGTAGCTGAGAAAAGACATGCTACATGTCTTAAAGAGAGATTGGAATTTGAAAGCAAATCAAATTTAGGCAATATTCGATATTGTGGAAACTGTGTGTATCTCACAAATAAGAAAAGAGCCGGAAAGTATAAATGCTCGTTGACCGGAAAGCAAAAAGATTATTGCTGTGAAGGGTGTGAAAAATATAGTGAATTACCATTTTAAAAATAGAAAAATATGATTGATTTTAGCAAAAGCGTTATTAGCTTAACAAAAGAGTGTAAAGAACAGCATGAAAGAATGAAGGCAAAAGGTTTCCATGACAGAGATGTTCCTTTAGAGGAAATATTTGGGCTTATCATTTCTGAGATGTGTGAGGCAATGGAGGCTGAGAGAAAAGGTAGGTTTGTAGAAAAAGGTGTTTACGACGTGGCACTAAGCTTTGATGGTGGCTTTGAAGGTGTATTTAAACAGGCTATTAAAGATACTGTCAGCGATGAACTTGCAGATGTTTTTATTAGATGTTTAGACGCAACCGGAAAATATAACAAGGAAAATAACGACATAGTTCTGTTTAAGCATTGCATTGAAGAACGTGTCAAGATACTAAATAAAACTCCAAACACATTTGCATATTATGTATATAACCTCGCATATTGGGTAACAAACAATGAAAAAGTATGCTGCAACTACTTTACCACTATAATGGAAATATGCGCAGCAATAGCAATCATACATAACATTGATTTGGGGAAAGCGATTGAGGCAAAAATACGGTATAACGAAACGAGAGGTTATAAGCATGGGAAGAAATACTAATAACAAAATAGATAAAAATATGAATTTAGAGCAAATCAAAATTAACGCTATTTTAGCGGCTGACCCCGAAGGAATACAAATAGATGGTAATCATTATAAAGGTGATAAAATACCTCTGTATGAGTTTCTTAATCAGAACAACGTAAATACAATGGATGGCTATGCGATAAAATACGCATTCCGCCACAGACGAAAAAACAAAGAAAGAGATATTGCGAAAGCTATTCATACTCTACAATTGATTTTGAAAGACGAATACAATATGTATATGTTAGGCGGACAGTTGTACACGAAAGAGCAATATGATGAATTGCTCAGTCAAGCGAAAAAGGAGGCGAAAGGCAAAGAAACTGAAACTACGGTGATATGTACTGATAAGGGAATAGCTGTTAAATCAGAATCTAAAAATGATTCAAAAGAAAATGTTTACGTCCGGAAACTGCATGAAGTGAAAGCGGTTTATGTTGAATATCAAGGAGATTATAAAAGCAAAGTTGGGGATATTGGTTTGTCTTTTTGGACGTATATGCCTAATAAAAAGGGTGTGTGGTTTGAGGATATTAGAGGAAGTGCAATAAACGTTCCGTATGGATGTTATGTTGCGTTAGATGAAGATGGTAAATATAATACCTTTGCGAAAGAGTATTTCGAGATGATGTATGAACCTAAATTTTAATTATTAATGCTTGATTGGTTAGGCGTGTTGCAACTATTGCGACACGCTTTTCCTTTTATATTAAAGTTAATAGATATATATTTGCATAGGTAAACGGTTCATTTTTAGCAAAGTGAATCTATTTTTGTTTAAATATAATTCTTAATAATATGGTTAAAGTAGGTAGCATGATTAAATCACAAGGGAAAATAAAGAGAACTGATGAACAATGGGAGGCTGACAAGGCACTTGAATCTGAATTGTTTCTAAAAGGTTATTCTTATCGCAGAATAAGAGATAAGATCAATGAACGCTACAAAGAGATGGGAATAGATATACAAATATCTTATCAGTCTGTGTATAACGACATTCAGAAATGTTTGTCTGAGTGGAAACGGGAACAATTCACTAACATAGATCAGTATGTTACACAGGAAATTCAAGCCCTCGACAATGTAGCAAGGGAGGCGTGGGAGGAATGGGAGCGTTCTAAACGTCCTAAATGCAAAACTAAATATCGGTTTAAAACGGCTGTCGAGGTGCAAAAGGAAACTACAACGGGTGACCCTTCGTTCTTGAATGTTATTCTTAACGTACAGCAAAGAAAAGCACGCTTGTTAGGCTATGATAGTCCGTTAGTTGTTTCTATTGTCGGCGATAAAGAAAAAGAGAAACCAAAATACGACTTATCCAGTGTTCCGGATGATATTCTTGAAAAAATGGCAGACGCTTTGCAGAATGGGGGTGACGATGAAGATAAATAATATACCACCGGAGGAAATTGTCAAAGCGGTTTCGAGAAGCAAATTCAAGAACTTCGTTAAGTATATTGATGATGATATAAAACTGAGTCAGTTTCATAAAGCATACTACGAAATTCTTGATAGGTTTGCGCATGGTAAGATAAAGAAGCTGATTGTTTCATGTCCGCCTCAGCACGGAAAGAGTGAAGGTAGTAGCCGTAAACTGCCTGCCTTTATACTTGGTTTACGTCCGGACGCTAAGATAGCAATAGGCTCTTATGCTGCAACACTTGCTGAGGGCTTTAATAAGGACGTACAGCGCATTTTAGACACACCGGAGTATATTAGTTTGTTCCCCGGTACTCGAATCATGGGTGCTGAGAAAACGTCACGTTATGAAGCATATACACGTAATAGTAAAATGACTGAGGTAGTAGGTAGGAAAGGTTCTATTTCGGCTGTCGGACGTTCGGGAGGTTTGACGGGTAAATCTGTAAATGTTGCCATACTTGACGACGTTTACAAAGACCACCTCGAAGCTAACTCACCAATTATTCGGGAAGCCGCATGGAAATGGTACACTACGGTTATCCGAAAGCGTCTTGATAATAACGGTCAAGAATTGATTGTGTTCACCCGATGGAACAAAGACGATTTGATAGGTCGTATAGAAAAGAAAGAGAAAGTTATCACGGTAACAAAATGGTCTGATCTTGATAATATACCGGATGGCGCATGGGTAAAGATAAACTTTCCTGCTTTGAAGGTAGGTGAGCCGACAGAGATAGACCCACGAAATGAAGGTGAAGCATTATGGGAAGAAAAGCATAGCGCAAAGAAACTTCGTGCTGAACGTGAACTTGATAAGGTGGAATTTGAGTGTCTTAATCAAGGGAATCCGGGTAGCGCAGAGGGACAGTTGTACGGCAAGTTTAAAACGTGGTCTGATAAATCAGATTTCGGTATCTTTCTCGGTCGTGGCAACTATACCGATTGTGCAGATACCGGAACGGATAATCTTTGTAGTATATGCTATGATAAATACCGTTCAAAACAGCCTGTTTGGAGTGAGAAAGAAAAGGCATACAAGCATTTAATATTCTGCCTTGTCACCGATGTAATATATACCACTGAGCCAATAGAGGTTACACAGGTTACAGTGCCGGAGATGTTAAACAGAAACGAAACTGAGTATGCTAATATTGAAAGCAACAACGGAGGGCGTTCTTTCGCTGTTAACATATCACCTAAGACAAGGACGGAGATACATTGGTTTTCTCAGCATAATAACAAGGAGGCGAGAATATTAACGCACGCTGCCAATGTTACGCAATCTATTGTCATGCCGTTCGGGTGGGAGTCTAAATTTCCACGTTTCTACGAAGATGTTACAGGCTATCTGAGGGACTTTAAAGCGAACGCACACGATGACGCACCGGACACCTTAACAGGAATTGTAGAGAAAGAGGTTATGCCCGCAATTGAACCGAAACGGAGGGGTATCAAGCGTATAAACTAATAGAAAGCAAATTGTATC